TCTTTCCTTTCGAAGCAGAAACCCCAGCAGTTAATCCAATCTTCCCTGCTCCTGCCCCATAAAGCATGGCGTATGTCATCGTCTTCGTTATGTTACGAAACTTCTTATGCTCAGGATTGCTGTCATCCTTCACTGTACCCTTTGGTACTAGCCCAAAGGCTTGGCAGTTCATCCAATGCACATCACCCTTCAATAGTTCTTCCTGCCACACAGCGTCCTGCATGTAGTGGGCTAGGCAGCGTAACTCAATGCCGCTAAGGTCTACCCCTACCTGCACATTGCCTTCCTCCACTGTCCACATTTCCCTGCACTCAGCGCCATAGGGTGTGTCTGGATTGACCGCTGGCACTTGTCCCATGTTGGGGCTGCTGTGTGTACATCTACCCGTCACTGCCCCATTGGTAATGATGCGTCCATGTACCCTGCCATCGTCCTCAACAAAGCCCATCCAGCTACTGATCTGTGCTGTTCGTTTCTGTAGCATTAGATACTCAGCCACAAGCTTAGCCTCAGGCAGGTCTATGCCTTGTAGCACTGTCTCATCTACAATGACATTACCTTTCTCTGTGTGCTTATCAAACTTTACACCAAGTATGGTTAGTCTCTCAGCAATCTGCTGCCTACTACCAGCATTGAACAGGTGTTCTCTAACCTTCATCGGCCCAGCCATAGCTTCGTTTATCAGTGAAGCTTTATATCCTGCATCTTTAAGTATTTGACGAAGCTCTGTTTTAGTCTCTGCCTTGTACTCTTTCCAGTCAGGTGTTACCACTTCCCAATACTCAGGGGTCTTTAGTTCCTCGTAGGTGGGCTTAAACACTAGCTGCATCTGCGCTTCAATGTCTGACATGCGCCCAACTAAATGAGCATGCAAAGACATAGCCTTAGGCATGTCTAGCTTGAAGCCGTTATCCTCCATTCCCTTACATATCACTGCAACCTTATGCTCTAGCTCTACGCTTTGCTGGCTGAATGCATCCCTCTTTAGTAGAGATAGTAAATGCTGGTGTAGTTTCTCTAGAAGGATTACGTCCTGCTCACAATACTCAGCCATCTCTTCAGACCACCCAGCGTCATAGTCAGTGAAGCTTATCTTGTGGCACTTCAGTCGTATGCCCCAAGCTTCTAGACTGTGAGGGGCTGGTACTTTCTGTCCTTCAATGAAAGCAATATCTACATCAGGATTGTGCAGCCGTGAGAGGATAAGGGTATCGACTAGACTGGCACGGGGTATGGTGACACCCCACACCCTTTCCAATACAGGAGCATCAAAACCAATAATGTTATGCCCACATATTTCACTATCTTTGAGGTATTGTTGTAGTCCATCTTTATTTCTCCAGTGTTTTATCTCGCCATCTTTCTTGGTGACACACAACCATATCTGTTTGTGCTTCGTATCTGTTTCGATATCTAAATAAATCATTTATATCTTTCATAACAGGGGAGTCTCTTCTTCAGCATCAACTTCAAACATACGGCCTGTCTCTTTGTTGTAGAGCAGATTGCATGCAGGGCCAGTGATTCCACTAAAGCGGTTCTTCAATACCCTAACCTTCGTGGTGTTTCTTTCAATCAAGTCTTCAGCCTGACCATTGCGTTCCAACCCAATCACCATGTCGCTTAGCTGCGCTATTGAGCCGCTTCCGCGAAGCTGTGCTAGTGATGTGGCTGCTCCCTCTTCGTGACCAGTGTTGGGTGGGCGCTTGAGATGGCTGACAATTATAAGGGCTATGTCTGTCTCTTGCACAAGCATACGCAGCTTAGTCATAATTTCATCCAGTGCCTTACGCTCGTCACCACTCTCCTGCGCTGAGACAATGATGGACAAGTGATCTAAGAATATATATCTGCATGACATACCCTTAGCCAAGTAGCGTACACGATTGACAATGTTCTCCACTGCTGTGCTTCCGAAGTGATCAAACAGAAACAATCGTCCAGTGCCTAGCGTCTTATCAAAGGCATCACGCCGTTGTTCATGAGACACCACAGTATCGGGCAAGTGTAGTGGTGTGTCGGCTGCTAAGGACATAACAGATAGGCCAGTCTTCTTAACACTTTCCTCAAGGAACATCAGGCCAATGTTGTCCTTTGTTTTCTGAAGCAGATGCCACACTAGTTCTCGCAATACTTGACTCTTACCTAAACCACTACCGGCTGTCACTGTAACCAATTCACCAAAGCGTAGGCCATAGGTAATGTCATTAAGCCCAGCCCAAGGGTAGGTGCAGTCTGCTGGTGGCATAGGCTTTGATACCAAGTCCCACATACTAGAGCCACTGACAATGCCATCAGGTACATACGCCTCAGCCCTCCACCACCGCTCAACAAACTTAGCCTCTGCGTTATCTGTCAACCAATCACAGGCATCCTTATATTCAGGGACGGGCTTGAATATCTTGCACTTGCTGCCAAACAATTCAGCAACTTCCCTTGCTGCCTTCTGTCCCACAGCATCACCATCCAAGCACACCACAATGTTTTCAAAGCTAGAGATATATTCGTAGTTAGCCTTGCAATCTTTCAATGCTGAGCCAGCACCATTGCGGATGGATACCACAGGATACTTAGAGCCTGTCATTTGGAAAGCAGCGAGAGCATCAAACTCTCCCTCGACTATGGTGAGATACTTACCACCAGAGGGGAATAGATTCTGTCCAAATAATATTCCTTTAGCCCAGCTACCGATAGCACTAAACTTCTTATCGCTGACAGCCCTAACCTTAGCTGCCACAAGTTGGCTATTGCCATCGTAGTATGGGAAGTAGTAGTTGTCCTTTTCTCTGACAACCCCGTATTTCTCCATTGTACTTTTGCTTATCCGTCTTTCGGATACGCTGATGGATGATGCTTCCTTAAAAACTTTTAAGGCAGTGCTGTTGGTTTCAACTTCTTCTTCAATCACTATGTATCCATCCTGTTGGTTAATTAGAGAGGGTGTAAAGGTATCACATACAAAACATTTTGTACTGGTGTCCTCATTCATGGCTAGCCCATCGCTGCTTCCACAGCTTTTACAGGGCAGATGTGTTTTTATAAACATGTGTTTGTTTTTAAATAGTTATCAATCGTCTTCAATACTTTTTCCCCACAGACTAGTGGAACATCCCAAGCTCCATCAATACCGAAGTCTCTTCTATACTTCTGTGTGAGCAGGAGCAAAGCCTTGTGTGCCTCTATAATAATCTGCTCTTCAGTTAGCGCTTGAGTTGCTGGTTCTTGTGGCTTCCGTATCTTAAGCTGCTTTATAAAAATAGCAAAGCTATCCTTGGTGTCGTTACCGAATGAGGAAATCTCGCACAGGCGAAGAGCAGCGTGGTCTAACGCCTCATCCCATCCGTTAGTGTACTCATTTATTTGTGATAGTTCATTCATGGCTATCCTTTGCTTTAGTTAATTCAAACTTAAGGCGGCTGTGAAAGCTGTCTTCTCCGTCATCACCAGACACAAGCCAGTCAATTCGCTGTACATAAATGTGTGCCTCACGCAATAGTTTCAAAGCATGCTCAAACTCAGCAACGGTTTCTTCTGAATAGAACGCACCCTCGATATCACCCCACTCGTCAGTTTCCTTTGATGTATTAGTTAGGATTAGTTGCTCTACTTCGTCAGCAATATATCCAATCTCATATTGCTTGTATTGAAAATGTCCACCGCTCATTTATTAGTCTCCTTTAATTTATCTATTACAGCTTGAGCAATAATAAAGAAGTCGCTAAAATCAATCTCTGCTTCCGTACTGTCCGCTATTGCCGACACACGCCACCATTCAAACCATTCATTACCCGTTGGCTCTACCCATGTGCGCTGTGGTGGGGTGGTATAGAGGGGAATGCCTCTGCCAGATACATTTAAATCAATGTGTGTGCCCATGTTATTCCACCACGCCACCGGCTCCTGCGCTGGCTGTGCTGGCTGCTTTGCCAACACTTCTTGAACGAACACCCCACCTGCAATAGCGGCGGCAAGCTCAGCAAGACACTCCAAAGAGTGTGACCGCCCATCTGTGCAACCGCAGTTCATGCCCTTGCACGCCTTCACGGTCTGAATAGTCTTCTGCTTTGGGCATTTGTTGCAATACCCTCCGCTATCACCACAGTACACCGGCCCACAAGCCTGTGCGCTTCGTTCGTTGCATATCTCGGGGTCGCTCGGGCTGTTGGCAATCCCTGACTTTTGAACCGACACAGGCTCCTGCGCTGGCTGTGCTGCCTTCTTGCCATCGTAGTACCCACTTTGGTATGCAATGGTCAGTGCATCCCCGTAGACCTGCGTGTCATCATCATCGTTTAACTTGTCCTGCGCCGATGCCTTCTTTGATGGATAGCCTGTCATGTTGTTCCCCTTGCGCGGATTGCTTTAGCAATCTTCCACGCAGTCAACGGGTCATCGTGCTCTTCTTGTGGCTCACACAACTTAGCGCAAGCCTCACGCTCGTCAGCACGGGCTGCTGCTTCTACCAAGGCGGCAAACTTTTCCAAGTCCTCCCAATTACCAACTACACCATCAATGCCGGGTGCTTGCTCTTGGTATGTCCTAAGTCCTGTTTTAGAAGCTAATGTATAAATGTTCATCACTTCCCCCAAAAAATTAAACAAACAATCCACACACCCAACACCAAAGTCAACATGGTAAGCAAGGCTTTAAACGTGTCGGCAAGGTCGTCTATCGGGTCGCCTAACTGCGCGTCCTTGTAGCCATTGCAATAGGCATCGTTGATTTCCTTGAGGCGTTGCTTGCGTACAGGGCAGTCCTTGCCTTGGTCGCACACTCCGTTTGCGTTACAGCAGTTCATTTGATTCTCCCTTGCGCCAAGATAGCGCAAATAGCTGCGTCTGCACCGCCACCTATATCGTTCAACGCACAAGATACAACCATCGGGTCAGCACCATTACTGACAGCCTTCTCCCACTTGTCCCGTTTCCAGTGAGCGTTAAACGTAATGCAAAATGCAACCACCGAAAGAAACGACAACACCATGCCCCACACGCATAACCAAAACTTTTCTTCGTTCATTTGATTCTCTCCTTGAGCATGGCATCTGCTATTTCGTATGCATTTTTTGCAACTTCATCCCAACTATCGTAAGTCGGTTTACCAAAAATTAATGGGCGCATTGCTTTTGATGCAAACTCATCACGCAAAGTTTTGTCTTTAGCGAACCCGCCTGTCTTCATTATCCATTCTGTATATCCTCTTGCTACCTGCACAGTATCTTCTTTCATATTAGTTTCCTTCATCAGTTAATAAATCAAATTTAATTACTTCGAATACACCAAGCACTGCTGCAACAGATATCTTTCCACGATATTCGTCAAGAACATCTAAGATATCGTCTTGCAATTTGTGTGTGAGGGTGATTGAATTATTAAAGTTTCCTTCGATTACTTCCATGATATTCCTTTCGGTTGTTAAACAAATCCCCGCATCCTAGCTGCCACTGTAGCTCCCTTGAGAGTATGCTTCATGTATGGTGCAACACTCTGCGGTGTAGCATGGCCTGTCATAGCCATGATGTTAGGCAGGGGCACTTCAGCTTCAATCATTTCTGTCACCGCTGTCCTTCGCAAGTCCATCAAGAACACATCCTTAGGTACACCAGCTACATCCATTACTGCCCCACCTATTCGTGCCAGTTGAGCAGGGCTGTATGGCATCAGTCCTCCCTTACCATCACGGAGAGGGCTAGGTGCTATGTACTGCTGCCAGCCAAAGTCTTTGTGCTGCTGCTCCAACATGTTACGCAAGTTCTCTGACGTTGGCAAGGACACATCAGCCCCTCGCTTGCTCTGCTCAAGGGACAGCGTACCTGTGCCACTGTCGTAGTTGCTCCACTTAAGCAAACGTATATCACCTAGCCTTTGCCCCCACTCATAGGCCATCTG